GGGGGGTGAGGACGATGGACCGGGCGGGAAACGCGTGATGACCTGGTTCCCTCCAGCCCCAACGACTGTGACGGAATGGGAAAAGCAGATAAAACAGGCAAGCGGCCAATAGGGGCGATCTGGATACCCCAGCCAGGGCCTCAAGTGAGGGCTGCTACCTGTCCATGCGATTTTACGTTCTTTGGCGGGTCACGGGGCGGGGGGAAAAGCGATTGCCTCCTGGGCAGACAGATCCATGGGGCGCAGGTACACACAAAATTCTGGAACGGTCTGATAATTCGGAGAAAATACAAGGATTTTCTGGAGCTACGACGGCGGCTTGACGAATTGATTGCAAAGGGCCTGCCAGCAGCGAGGATAGGCGGGGAACAGCAGACGAATTACGTCAAATTTGCCAACGGAGCGCAGGTGACTATGCCTGCAATCAACCATCTCGAACAGTGCAACGATTTTGTGGGGCATCAATACACTGAGATAAGTGTCGATGAATGCACCACGTTTCCCTTTTTCCTCCAGATGATTGACAAGCTCAAGGGGTCTCTCAGGTCTCCGCATGGTGTACCGTGCCATATGTTCGGGACGGGCAACCCCGGCGGGCCAGGACACCAGGCCGTCAAGGATTTTTTCAGGCTCGGGACTGACGGCGTACCCCCTGAGACAGTGATCCACATTCCACTATCTGGCGGGATGGAAGAGACCAGGGTGTTTATTCCCTCGTTTTTGGATGACAACCGGATTTTGTGCGAGGCTGACCCTCTGTATGTTGCGCGTCTCAAGTCCATTGCGGACCCTGCCTTGCGCCGGGCATGGATTGACGGGGACTGGGACACCTACATCGGGCAGGCGTTTCTGTTCTCCAGGGCCAGTCATGTTCTTGATCCTATGCCTGTGCCTCGGTCGGCGCCCATCTACATGACATTTGACTGGGGGTTCGGCAAACCGTTTTCAATCGGATGGTGGTTTGTCGATGCTGACAACCGGGTGATACGGTTTTCTGAGTGGTACGGCGCAACCGATATGCCGGACGAAGGTCTCCGTCTCACAGACTCACAGATTGCAGAGGGGATCAAGGAGCGTGAAGTCAAGCTGGGACTCGGGGATAGGGCGGTCATAAGGTTGTGTGATCCCACATGTTTCAGTAAAAAGCCTGATTACAAGGGCGGCGGGCAGGGCAAGAGCACGGCTGAGGTGTTTGGGGAGTATGGCCTTTACATGGCCCCCGGAGATCCTTCCCGTGTGCTCAAGATCCGGCAGTTTCGGGAACGGCTGAGTGTCCCAAGGAACTCAGACGGCATCCAGATAGATAGGCCGATGCTCCAGGTGTATTCGACATGCAAGGATTTTATAAGGACGATCCCCTCATTGTGCATGGATGAAACAAACCCGGAGGACATCGACACTGACCAGGAGGATCACGTTTACGACGAGGCTTGCCATATTTGCATGGCGCGGCCCATATCAATGTCTGTACGCAAGCCCCGCAGGAGTGAGCATGACCGGCGCATAGAGCGCCTTGAGCGGCCTTTCGTCCGGGATACCCTTCCTGACTGGCTGGAGGAGGCACACAGGAGCGTCATTCGGGAGATCCAGGGCGGGGATAACATCATCCCGTCATGGCAAATGGACGAATACGAGGACAGGGGGGATCTTGTCAATACCATTAATTGAGTATGCGGTCGTGGCGGCCTTGACCATGCTGGCGGTCCTGTTAGGCTTCTGGATGGGGTGGCGGATAGCCAGGCCGGAAACGCCCCTGGTTGATCGGAAGTTCGATCCGGGGCCAACGGATATTGACGATAAGGACATCTGGCGAGAGGCATTGACGCCCCCACCGCGTGAGAAGGGAGTACCGACAATCAAATGATCCTGCACTGTTATTATTGCAGTTTAGGCGGGGAAAGACCCTCAAAGGCGTCCGAAGTGGCAATTATCGACGAAACGGCTCTCTGTAAGCCCCTACAATCGACGTTCTTCCTTCCCCTTGACCCTAACCATGCACCGTATCCACCCTTTGAGGCGACTGATTGGCGGCACATGATCCACCGGGCTTGCGGCAAATACCCATGGCCCCCATGCGGTCCTGACGGTCCCCAAACCATTCTGACAGATCGGGGGTTGATTGAGGTTCCCGAAATCCCCCATACCGATGAGACCCCGGAAATTGAGGATGAAACCATGATGCATACCTGTCAATACTGCGGGAGGGGATACAAACATCAATCGTCCCTATCCCGTCACCTTGCGACATGCCCGTATAAGCTGAGGAGTGCTGTTAATGACTGATGAGATATTGACAGAGTTCTTGCCACCCCCAGGGGATGAAATGCTGGGGTTTAGGATATTCAGTTACTTAGGGGATATCCTGCAAGACAAAGCGGACCTTGGCCTTCCTGACAGGTGGCTGAGGAACTACCAACTGGCAAAGAACAAACACTGGCTGTCCTCCTCCACGAAAGCGACCCTCGTTAGCGCAAATCTTCTTTTCTCTCACCGTACCCGAACCGTCAATCTTCTCACAGACAACAACCCCACATTCAATCTATCCCAACAGGGCGACCCGGAAACCACAGACCGGAAAATCTATGATACCCTCTTGCATACGGCGGAACACTGGTGGACAGAGACCGAGCAACAGAGTGTCTTAGAACAGAGTGTCACAAACGGGGAAACCAACGGGTGTTGCATTGAAAAGGTGGTTTTCAATCCAGACCTTGAAATGGGCTTAGGCGAGGTGGAAACTCTGGTCATAGACCCGTATCATTTCGGGGTATGGCCGGTCAAGTGCAAGGACATCCAGAATGCGGAAGCCATATTCCATTTCTGGCCCATGTCAGTCCGGGAAGTGCGGCGGAAGTGGCCCCAATTTGCAAGCGCAATCAAGGCGGACGACGAGGTTCTAAAAGACCTCGGGGACGAGCGCCGGGAGATCCAGGGCGGCAGGGTGTCACAGCAACGGGGATACTTCTCCACGTTTGCGGGGATCGTGAAAAACATACTCAACATTGGGGGGAAGGTGGATTCTGCCAAACAGGAAACCCTGATTGTCGAGGTATGGCTGAAGGACTACACGTTAGATGGGGAAAGAAACCCTCTATACCCCGGTTTTATCCGATGCATCCAAGCATGTTCGGGCGGGCATGTGGTTCTAAGTGATCGTCCCAACCCTTCTATCCGTCCTGACCTACCTATTGAGCAAGCCGTTAAGACCTACCTATATGACAAGTACCCCTTTTCCTTTACTCAGTCCATAACGGACACGGTTAACCTCTGGAGCATGTCGGACTTCGAGCAGCTTGAGGGGCTTCAGATCGAGATTGATAAGGGCATCTCTCAGATCACACTATGGAAGGACCGGGCTTCACGGCTGAAAATCATCAACCCCAAAGACTCGGGCGTTCATAATGAGGAGTTCACGAACGCCGTTGGTATCATCAACCCGGCGTCAAGTATGATTGCCCAGGGCATACGGTACATGGACCCGCCTACCCCGCCAACGGACCTTGCCCACACTCTGGATGTTTACAAGGACCTGTTTTTCCTGGTGGCAGGGACATTTGACCTGGAGCAGGCGCAGGAGCCCGGCATGAGCGTTATCGCCTACAAAGCGATTGCGGCACTCATAGAGCGAGCCCATGTCATGCTCAGGGGTAAGATCCGCAATTATACCCGCATGATTCGGGAGCGTGGCCGGATGTACCTGTCTCATGTGATGAACTGGTACACTGAGGAACGGTGGATCACATACGAAGACGACGGGGAGGAGATTGCGCAGACAATTACGGGGCCGGCGCTTATTGTCCCGGCGCGGCTGGCAGTTGTGTCGGGGTCAACCATGCCGGTCAGCAAGATCCAGATCCGCGAAGAGGCCATTGAACTCTTTCAGAAGGGGGCCATGGGGCCAAAAGCCCTACATGAAAGGCTTGAGACCCCGAACCGAAAAGCCGTTATCAAAGAACTGATGGAAGGGCCGCTGGGTGCGCTCATTGAAAAACTCGAACTGATAGGCGTACCCCCGCAAATGTTGGAGGTCTTTCAGGAGCTTGCCAACATGGACGAAAAAGAGTTCGAGAAAGACCTGAAGTTGGAGCGGATACCGTCATTTGAGGCCATGCTGTCCCAAGCAATGAAGGAACCACAGGGGGAAGACCCCATTCAAAACGCACAGATTCAAGAGGTTCAAGCCAAGATCCAGAAGATTCAGGCGGAAATAGGTCTTATCCAAGAGCAAATCATGAGTGAGCGCGTCAAGCAACAGGTGGATATGGCCGGGATCGCGTTCGATGAAGAGCAGATTAAAATCAAGAAGGCCGAGATCGTAGCTGAGATTGAGAGCCAACGGCATAGCCAGGAGATGGAAAAGGCCAACTATGTATCCGGGGTGGAGTCTGATAAGGGCAAACAGGAGATCGAGAAGAAAAAGGTGGATGTGGCGGAGAAATCAGCGGTACAGAAAGCCAAGAGCCAGGGGACAGCTCCCTACCGGGAGAAGGGAATGAAGAGCAACAACCAGGAGAAGAAATAATGCCGATTTACGACGTGGAATGTCCAGGATGCGGGTGGGCTGGTGAGGTGATTGCCAACGTCAATGACATGATTGACTGTCCCCTGTGTGGTGCGACGGCTAAACGAATCATATCGGTATCCGGGGTGAACACATTCAACGAGGATGCTGAGTGGATCAGGTCAGTTCGGGAAGTTGTGGATAAAGAAGGTGGCCCGCATTGCCAAGAGTTCTTGACCCATCCTACCCGTGAGAATCTTCATACTTGGATGCAGGTTGAGGGGGTGCGGCACATGGACCCAGGGGAGCGGCCTTCACGTCCGCCTCCTGTTGATATGGATAGGATAACCAAGGATATGATGTCCCGGCGTCAGGCCAGGGAAAGAATCGAGGTGAGATGAAATGCCATATAAAGTAGAGCCCGTTGATGGGCAATGGAAAGTCACGTCCCCACAGAGCACCATGTCCAAGGGGACGACGCAGGGGAAGGCGAAAGGCCAGGTTCGCCTTTTAAACGCCATTGAGCACAACTCTGGATTCAAGCCCAATATGTCAAGCAAACCGGCTGAGAAGAAAAAGACCAGGATCAGGCCCAGTTTGTTAGGCAACTGAGTATGTGCGAAGGAGGGGAGGCGCAATGAGCGAAAAAGCGGCAAAGCGTGAGCGGAAGGAAGCGGAGCAGCAAGCCAACGATGTTCTGTTCACGGTCACAATAGACATGATGCGTAACGGTATCCCGAGGGTAGCAGGCCCTATTACGGACCCCATCTTGATGATGGACGTTTTCGGCAAGGCCCTTCAGTAGGTGGCACAGTTCCAATTTCAGCAGAAGCAGGGGGCTATTGTCAGGGCGGAGCCGAGGCTGGTGTTGCCGGGTAGGGGATAACACAAGGGACTATGGGGGGGACGCCGTAATGTTTTTCGGTATTCTGACCTGTTTGACTCAGGTTGTTTTAAAGCCTGGGGATTTGTTTCGGCCTGCCACGAAGTTTGAAAGGGTCTCGATCCCGAGTGCTGTGATGTGTGCGATGTTTGATTATATGTATCCTGAGGATTGCCAATCTTCCAAAGAAGAGCTTGAGAGGGCCAAGATGGAATGGTTCACCTCCCTGGCTGCCCAAGGGTACACTGTAGCTCGTTTTGGTGCGTCTGGGGATGCCATAATAGCTGAAGCGACCAAAGAACCCTTGAAATGGTAAACACAACTCGTATCTCAAGGAGCATGACCTGATTGCAACGGGATAAGACCGACCAAGTTGACGCCTTTCTTGAGCAGTTCAGAGCCCGCTTGCTGTTGTGGCTGGAGAGTAAGCCGAGTGGCAAGGCGAGCCTCGAATTTGTTGTCAATGAGGGGGGGATTAGGGGAGTACCAAGGATAACGGTCACAGAAGACTTATAACCATCTAACCGGATTCTTTAAAGCCCTGCAATAGCAGGATTCTTTGAGCCCGGATCTTCACGGATGATACGCCGTGGGGGTCCGGGCTTTTTTATTTTCCATACTAAGGAGACATACATCATGGCAGACGACCAAGGGACGATAAACACTACCTCTGAGGGGCCGTCCTCCTCTGGAGCGGATGTTCAGCAGCAATCAGGCGACCTTATCCCTACCGTGGATTTCACTATGCCTGCACAGGGAACAACGGAAGAGACCCCGGCTGAGGAGCCGCAAAAAACCGAAGGTGCCGATAAAGCTCTGGACGGGAAAGGCAAAGATGCAAAGCAGGAGCCAGCCACAAAGGGCGAGGGAGACCTTGACAGGCTTGACAAGCATCCACGATTTCAACAACTTATCTCCGAAAAGAATGCTCAACGGGAGCAGATTGCACACCTACAGCAGCAGATTGAGGCGTTACAACAGATACCCAAAGAGAATGAAACGCCACGGTATAAGGATCTTTCCACCATGTCCGATGACGAGATTCTCGAATGGCAGGAAAGCAATCCACAGGAGTACGCAAGAAACCTGGCTATGCAGATCCATGATGAAGTGAGGTCGCAAGTTTTGGGGGAGGTGACAGCGACCCTCCAGGACCAAAAGGAAGAGGCCGAGAAGGCAGCGATTGAG